TGTCCTCGCTGTCGGCATCGGCGGCGAGTGGTGACAGCCTTGGGAATATCATAAAAAATCTGATGTCGATCTGCGATGACACCTACGACGATATGGACAAGGCCCGTGCTACGACGATCGCAAGGACGGAGACCACGGGCGCGATGAACTTCGGAAGTTACGCGACCTACAAAACTGAGGGTGTCGGTAAAAAAGAATGGGTGGCCACGATGGACGACAGAACGCGAGATGACCATATCGATGCCGACGGGCAGGTCGTTGGGATTGACGATCCCTTTGACGTTGGCGGGGACCAGCTCATGTATCCCGGCGATCCCGGCGGAGATCCCGGAGAGGTGGTCAACTGCCGCTGCACGACGTCGCCGATTGTCGAAGACGAGGGGGAGTGATGAAGAAGATAGTTGCGACCGAGACCACCGACCTCGGCGATCGCCAGATTCAGTTTGTGATTTCGAACGAGGCCCAGGACCGCGACGAAGACGTCATGATCGCCAAGGGCTGCGACTTCTCGAACTTCGCGAAGAACCCGCAGTTTCTCGGCTTCCACAACTACTGTGATTTTCCTCTCGGCCGCCCGGTCAAGTGGTGGGTTGATCAGAAACAGAAGCAGGTCAATGCCATCGTCTATTTCCCCACCATCGAGGAGCTCACTGGCGGCAAGCCGCAGAACGCGAGCGAGAAGGTGAAGCTCGTCGACACCACCTATTTTTTCTACAAGAACAAGCTTTTGAACGCGGTATCGATCGGGTTCAATCCCGTCGAGTCCACGCCGAACCCCGAATCAAAGCGCGGCTGGGGTTCGATCATCTCCAAATGGGAGCTCATGGAATTCTCCGCCGTCCCCGTTCCCTCAAACCAGGACGCGCTGGCAACCGCGATGAAATCCTACGACCCCTCGGGCCGCATGGCGAAGATTTTCGAGGAGGCGCGAACCATGATCAAGGGAGCGATTCCGTTCAAGCACTTCCCGCTCGCCGACGAAGACGAGGCGTGGGATGCTGGCGCCGTTATCAAGGCCTCTGATACCGAAGACCTCGCCGCCATCTGCGCCTGGAAGGCCGACAAGGAACCCGAGGACCTCACGAAGGCCGATTTCAAGCTTCCGCATCATCTCGGCAAGGCCGACGGCTACAAGACGGTGTGGAAGGGCGTCGCTGCCGCAATGGCGGTTCTGCGCGGAAGCCGTGGGGGCGCCGACATCCCCGAGGCCGATATGGATGCGGTCGAAAAGCACCTGGCCAAGCATTACGAGGAATTCGGGAAGGACGTTCCCGAGAAGTCGGGAGCGCCCGGGCGCACCAAAACGGGGGCCCGCCTCTCCGCGCACTCGCTCGCGGCGCTCGACGAAATCGAGAAGCACCACAAGGCCCTCAAGGCCGGAATGGACGGCATGCAAAAACAGATGGATATGCTCTCGTCCGCTCACGAGAAGATGAAGGCGGCGATCCAGAACTTGCGTGATGGTCCGACTGCAGGCGAGGAGGAAGAACCTCCGGAGCCCGAGAGCCAGGACGATCAGAGCGAGGACGACGACGATGAGTCGGTCCTCGACATATCGGACGAGGATTGACGGGGTTGTCGGGCCTGGGGCGGGGGAATGAAACCGGCAGGCATGGCGAGGCGAGCGGAAGAACCGGTCGCCGCAGTTCGAAGAACGAGAAGGAAGACGCAGTGAACACGTGACGATGAAGGAACTCGAGGAGTTTTTCAAGAAGCAGTTCGAGCTCAGCATGGCCAACGAAAGGGCCAAGCTCGAGGCCGAGTTCAAGACCAAGGGCCTCACGACCGAGGCCATCCAGGCCGAAATCGCGAAGGCTCTCAAGCCCGCAGAACTAGAGGAAGAGAAGAAGTCGGCTCTCCGCACGCAGATGATGGAGCAGTTCGAGATCGCCGCCGCGGCGTCGAAGGGCTCCGGCCTCGCCGAGCCCACGGCCACGCAGATGATTGGCCAGCTCATCGTCTCCGGCCTCAAGGCGATGGAGGAGAAGAAAGTCACGAACGTGAAGAGCGTGTCGAAGGATTATATCTTCGACGTCGCCAAGCGCACGTTCCCGGAATCCAAGGCCCTTCACGGCATGATGCAGAAGGACCTCACCGCGGGGCTGCCGTCGGCTGGCGGGTTCAACATCCCGCAGATACTCCTTCCCGACTACATCAAGTTCCTTTATGCGAACACGATCCTCGACAAGCTCGGGGTCACTCGCGTGCCGATGCCAAACGGAAACTTCTCCATCCCTCGCATGGACGCGACCTCGGCCGTCGGCTGGGTCGGTGAGGATCAGCCCACCGGCGAGACTGACCAGGTTTTCGACGCGGTCAACCTCCGATCGAAGAAGCTCAAGGCGATGACTGCGGTCTCGAACACTCTGCTCCGGCAGAACGTGGTCGGCCTCGATGCCTGGGTGTCGCAGGATCTCCAGACGGTTTCGCGCATCGCCCTCGACGCCGCGTTCCTCTACGGCGCCGGCACCCAGTTCACGCCCCGCGGCCTCAAGAACATCCCGGGCATCCAGCCCATCGGCTCGACCGCGACCGCCTTCGCCAAGGAGACCCCGATCAACATGATCGCCCTCCTCGAGCAGGCCAACGTGCCGATGAACAATGTCGCGTGGATATTCAGCCCCATGGGCAAGAGCTGGATTCTCCAGCAGGCCTTCGCGAGCGGCCCCTGGGCCTGGGCGGATGAGATGCTCCGCAACAAGACCCTCAACGGCTTCCCCTTCGTCTCCTCCTCGACGGTCGTCAAGGACACGGCCAATGCGTGGTCGGACTTCTGGGTCGCCGACTTCTCCCTCGCGCTCTGGGGCGTGTCCTACGATCTCAGCCTCGAGCTCTCCAGGGAAGGAACCTTCGTCTCGGGCGGTCAGACCATCTCCGCCTTCGACCAGGACCTCACCCTCATCCGCATCATCGCCGAGCATGACTTCTCGATGCGCCAGCCCAAGGCCGTGGTCTACGGCCAGTACGCGTCGTAACCGTTAGGGAGGGTCCGAAAGGCCTCTCCCTACTCACCCATCGATCACTAGGGGGGCAACCACCATGGTTTCCAACTTCAGACAGCGCGTTTACGCCGGCAAGGCCGCGGGCCTCGGCGCCTTTTCTCCTCAGGCCGTGAGCGGCAGCGCCGCCATCGACGGCGCCATCATCGACAGACTCGGCGTGGGTTCGGCGAAGCTCGTCCTTGAGCGAGCCGTCGTCACAGGAGCCCCGAGCGCCGCGGATTTCGCCGTCATCATCCAGCACGGAGATGCCGCCAACCTCTCGGACGCGACGACCTATGTCACACTCGAAACGGCTCTCAATGTCCTTACCGCAGGACTCACCGAGTATCTCGTCGCGCTCGGCGGCGCGAAGCGGTACATCCGCGTCGTGGTCACGCCGGCCTACACCGGCGGCACGTCGCCCGGAAACATCGCCGCGGGCGAGATTGTCTTCGGCGACTACTCCGAGGATCCCGCCATCGAGAACGAGACTATCTACGGGTACGTGTGATGACCCTGTGCGCGCTCGCCGACGTAAAGACGCTGCTCGATCTCTCGGACACGTCCCAAGATGCAAAGCTCACGCTTCTCATCAAGCGCGTTAGCGCGCAGATTGCGGGCGAACTCCATTATAATCCCGCCTTCAGCGTCATCGTCGGCGAGCCGCACGCCGTCAATAACCGCCAGCTGCTCCAGCTCGATACCCAGCCTATCCAGGCCATCGCCTCCATCACCCTCGATGGCGTCGCCGTAACCGACTACTCTCGCGAGCCTCAATACGACGCCATCGGCCAGGTCTACAGGGGTGACGGCTGGTGCGGCAACTGGTATGTCCGCGGCATCGCCTATGACCCTGTCGCGGGCTTCCATTCGATTCTCGTCTCCTACTCCGGCGGCTGGTACCTGCCCGGCGATCCCAACTACGTCGAGGACAACCCCGCGAGCCTGCCTTACGACATCTACTCGGCGGCCGTCACCGCTACCCTTGAGGCCTTCAACATCCTGGAGTCAGGCGGAATGGGGATGCAGGACCACATGGAGGGCAAGGTCCGGGACACCTTCCGGGCCGACCAGGGCTTGAGCAAGTCCGTGCTCGACATGATCGCGCCTTACGTGCGCGGGGTGGTGGCCTGATGCTGCGCAGCTACCTCGACAAGATGGTGCGCAAGCCCGAAAGGGACAAGCGCGCCAATCAGAAAAACAACCATCCTCAGCCGAAACCGAAAATCGTCGAGGCCGGAAAGTCGAAGGGGAGGCTGGACGATGCGCAGTAATGCGACCGTGAGCGTCTACGCTCCGGTGCTGGCTCCAAACTCCGAAGGCACGATGGTGAAGACCTGGGGATACAAGCAGACCCCGGCCATCGCGCCGGAGGCGACCTTCAAAGCCGACATTCAGCCGTGGCTCCTGAAGGAAGTTGAGATCGAACTCTGGGGGCTAACCAACAAGATCGCCGACACCAAGGCGCTTTACGTCGCAGGATTCATCCCGGCCCTCGTCAACAACAGCCGCGTCGCCGTGACAACATACCAGGACGGGATCACGCGCTACTACGACATCCTAGGCGTCAACTCATGGCAGCGGCACTGTGAGTGCACGCTCGTGCCGGTGCAGGGGGAATGATGGCAAACACTAACCTCCAAGAGCAGATCGCGTCCATGAAGAAGAAGTTCGAGGCCAGGGCAACGGGCGCGCACGGCGACCTTTTCAAGGCCGTCACGAAAGCATGCCTCATCATCGAGGCGGAGGCCAAGCGCGGGATGACGGAGACGCTGATCGACGGGTCCAAGTCCTACGGCAAGCACAATCACCATCCATCGATGGCGGGATCCCCTCCGGCTGTGGACACGGGAATGCTCCGCAAGAGCATCACCCACGATGTCGAGCAGGACGGATCGCGCGTCGTGGGGCGCGTCGGCTCGACGATCGGGAATCCTCCCTATGGCGCATATCTCGAATACGGGACATCGAAAATGGCGGCGCGGCCCTGGCTGCAGCCGGCACTGAAAAAGAACTCCAC